ATCTTTATAATAATTTGTAGTACCATCTGATAATTTAGCAGTTGTGCTTGTTGATACATCTGTATACAATTCTAAACTTCCACCAACTTCACCACTAATAGAGCCGTCATTATCAATAACAGCAACATGATAGTTACCAGTTTGTGGTGCCTTACCAAATAATCCAGCATATTTCCACTTTCTTTCAAGTGAAAGTTTACTTAAATCTGTTTCTGGTAATAGGTAGTTTGTTGCGAATTCAAGACTATAGTCGTATGATGTAATAAGTGAACTGTTTGCAGTGACGTCGCCAGCTGTATCTAATGAACGTTCGGTTATAGCAGTTAGTGACAACTCCTGATACCCTACTGAATCATTACCAATTCTTATTAAATCACCAACAGTTACATCTGCGAGTGTTATTCTGCTGCTTGGTGCAACTTCAAAAGTTGTATTAGCAGTGTTAAAGGTAATTGACTGCAAAATCTGAGTATTACCAGTTATTCTTGATGCGGTTATATCGGCTACATCGATTAAGGTATCAGAAAAATCTGTATCCTTAACATACGCAACATCTAGTGAGTTACCTAAATCGCCAGGATACAATGCGTCAAAACCACCAAAAGTGTGTAGTTGTGTATTTGCATTGGAAGTATCGCTAGCTGAAGCTTCAACTGCACCATTATCAACTCTAGCCACATATAATGCGCTTGAGTATGAAAGGTAATCTGCTGCTACAAAGAATGTTTCAAAGTTATCATTGGTTGGTGTACCAAATCTACTTACTAATTCATTCTCTGAAGAAACAAGAACAGTTTCACCTACAGGACCCCATCTAAAAACACCCGCGATTGCTGCAGGCGGTGTTGCGATGGCCGGTACCGCTGCTGATGCGTCGACTTCTCGAACAATTACGGAAGGACTTACGGAAAAAGCCATATTATTTCTCCTTTAATATATCTATTTTAAAAAAACTTTTTTTAATAATTTGTTATCACCTTTTATTTATAAAAAATAAAGTCTACACCTCAAATGAACCAGAACCGACTGATGACCAGCCGTCTCCATCTCCTATATCTTCACCTGTATCAATAAACCCAAATGGTAGTAGTTCCTCATTTAGCTGTTCCTCGGTTTTCTCTCGTAAGGAAGCCAAGGTATTTATGTCTGTGAGTTCTCTAAAAAATCTATCATCTGTTAGCCATGCAAAGATAACTAAATTCATAACTAGATCATCATGAAAACCAGCTTCAGCTTCGTAAGAATATCCTTTCTTAGAAAAGCGGGATAACTCCTGTATAGTGTTATAATCTACCAAAATCATCTGGTTTTGTTCAACCAGCATTTTTAGTATCGAACAACCCTTTTGTTTAACACTTTTTGTCGTTCTTATTCCATTATCATTGCCTCTTCCAAATCCACCTGATATTCTTTTGCCAGCTCTGCCAGCAGATTCCGTGAATAGAAGATTTTCATAGCCGTAGTCCATTAAAAGCACAGAGGATACCTGTTCACCGATATCGTTGATTTCGATGAGTACTGCGCCTTCATTATACATGAGGCCTATTCTATATATAATTGAAGCGAAATCAACAGGACTAATATAGTTATCCCTGTATACACATACCTGTTTATAAGGCATTTCCGATACATCAAACACTGTAAATGTTGAATAGTCAAGGCCTTTGCCTCGAGATACGTCAACTGTAATTACATATGAATGGTCTTCTATCGGAGCTTCATATTGACTTAAATTGTCTCTTTATACTAATGGTTGTGAATGTAATAATTGTTTTAATTTAGCACCACTAATTAATGTGCCAGAACTTCCAACAAATTCACAACAATATTCTTGTGCAAATTTTTGTTCATCATGGTCAAGTGCCTCCATTGTTTCCTTTTTCCAGGCTTCGTCTCTACCGGGTACAGCGTCCCACATAACCTCAACATATTCATAACCATTAGTACCTTCTTTAGCACCCTTACATGTTTTCCAAAAGTGGTTTAAACCGTTTGGTGTAGACGTCATTAACAATTTTGTACTTTTACCTGATGAAATCGTCGGATATACCGAGGCAAAAAATTCATCAAAACCTTCAATAAATGCGACCTCGTCTAGGTATAGGAATGAGATTGACTTACCACGAATGGCCGATGATGTGGTAGTACCAGCATATATTTTACAGCCATTTTCTAAGGTAATATTACCTTTATTCCATTCCTCAACGCCCTGTTGCATCCATTTTGGTAAAGCTTCATAAGCAAGTTGAACTCTACCTAATACTTCACGAGCTGCGTCTCCCTTATTAGCAAGAATCGCAACAGTTTTAAATTCATTAAATAAGATGTAGTGCAATATAACAGCAACAGCAGTTGTTGTTTTACCTGCCTGTCTTGATGTTAATACAGCACAACGTCTTTCATCTGTAATCTTTTTCACAATATCTTTTTGGTAATCATACATTTCCATTGGAATTAATCCATGGTCAACATGTACAATCTTAATATATTTTTGAGCAAAGTAAATTGGATCTTTAGAACATTTCAGATATTCCTGTAACATATCTGGAGTCCATTCTACCTCCTCACCTGATTTTTTAAGAAACGAATTTCCTAAGTAACCTTTATATCCATCAAGCATTGCTAGAGTCATCCTTTATCATTTTAAGCAAATCTGCGGTTGACACTATTAAATTATTATTGGTCACATTTGTAGATGGACCTGATTCTTCTTTTGCATATCTTTTCTTAGTTGACATTTCAACATAATCTTTGTTGGCGTCAAGTAAGGTTTTCATTAATTGAGATACAACCTCGAACGCTCTAGGCGATTCAGATTGTTTTGCAATTTCAACCATTTCCTTCACTGAGTCATCGCCTAGGCTAATGATACTCTCGATATTTTTTCTTGCAAGTTCAATATCTCTTAAATTTTCTTCGGCATTTTTATCATCGGGTATTACAGCTAAAGGTGTTTCCTCTTTTACAGCCGGTAATAATTCAGCCTCTTCGTTTGTTGAAAAAGCATTAACAGGAAGATCAGGCAATTTATCTTCAGTATCACCTATAATTTCTTTTTCTTCCTTAACAGCATCCTCTAGTGGTTTCATACCTAGATGTTGTGCAATTGTATCATCACTCATATCATTCTCTTTATTTGTTTTCGCCAAAAGCTACGCGTTTTCTTAAATCACTACTACTAAATCTGTGGTCTCGTCTATTAAAGTACAGGTCAATATCTCGTTTCCGACATATGTCTTTGCCTGTAAAGTCTTTATCACGATATTCTTCTCCTAGGATACGAACATGAATAGTGTACATTTCCAAGATATCTTCTAGATCTTGTTCAGATGAATAAGGTATAATTTCATCAACATAGCTTACTGCTTTCAGTTGAGTATATCTTTCCACTACTGTCTGAATAGGTCCATTCTTCTCTGGTCTGTCCCCACTTGGGTCCATTTGTAAACCGACCATTAAATAGTCACACTGTTCCTTTGCTTCCCTTAACATTTGTACATGACCCGCATGTAGCAAATCAAATGTACTTGCTGTAAATCCAACTTTTATCATAATATCCCATCTTTTCAAATTACTTATAGCCCATTATAACACATTCCTTATGAAATGTCAACCATTAGCTTGGTGCAGTATTTGCTGTAACCTCTGCATAATCCCAATTGTCATCAAACTCTATTAAGCTATAATCAATACTCAACGCTCTATCAGTTGTGGGTGTATTATTTGCTGTCATTCCAGGTGAAACAGAATAGAACTCTTCAAATGATGTATTTGCAACTGTATCAGTGGCGTAACGAACATCAACAAATTTAATTGTAGCCTTATCTCTCTCCGGGCCAAAGAACCAACCTTTCATTGTAAAGTTAAGTGTATATAAAACACTTCTTCGTTCCTCAAAATCACCCTCGTAAAGGTCCTCGAATGATACATCGTTTAAAATTAAAGGTATATCCATTGGTTCCAGACCATCAATGAGTCGAACCGTACTTGTAAACTCGGGATTGAAAAATGGTAATATTTGTTCTAATAACTTAACAGCGTCTTCATTATATTTAGCCATAATGTATAATGAAAAATCTAAATTATATGGAACACCAGCATATACATATCGTCTATTGCCACCATCTACATCAACACCAGTTTTTCTTAATTTTCTTGTTGGTGCAACTTTTCTTTCAGGGTCGTATGACATATTGGTCATTTCAAAAGACATTCTTGGAAGATTAATTGCAACACCTTTTAGGAATGCAGGGTCCTGAGTAACACGAGCTAATATTTTCTGAAACGGTGCATATGATATTGGAACAATCATATCCTGTTTTAAAACATTATTATTATCAACCCTTTGTATTTTTAGCTGATTAAAGTATGTACCAAATAATGCAACGTATTTGCGTAGTGTTGAATTGTAGAAATAATTTGCGATTGCCATGGTTTTACCTAGTTATCGTTGATATTAATACTTTCACTGAATGGGTCTATTTCAGAGAAATCAATAATAGCATCGCCTTCCTGTTCGAATGTTAGGTTACGTGAAATTGGGTCCAGTTCAGCAATAGCATTAAGTGTTGCTGTATTTGATGTAAGTATTTCTCTATTAAATTTACTAAAGTAATTATCAATATTATCACGGCCAGTTTGCATTCTTTGACCTGTGTATTCAGCCAATTCACAAACCATATCATAGACTTGTAATGCACCTGATTGATAAAATAAACTTTCATCTTCCACAAATTTAATCTCAAAGATATTTTCTGATAGTGGGAAGTATATTAAATCACCTTCCTTAGGTCGTATGACAGTTCCTTGTTCCCTAGTAACATATTGTTCAAATGTTCTATTTGCAACTGTAAGTGTCATTTGGTCTCTAATTTGTAAACCAAACTTGGATAGGAAATCACCCTCGCCTTCAAAACCATCTACATTTTTAACATAAGTTTCAAATTCAAATGTTTCATTATATAGTGGCAAATCATCTTCGTTAAAAACTTTATCTATGGCACCGTCAACACGCGTAATATAAATTACATCAACGCCGTACATTTTAATACTTTCAATAACTAAATCTTCAACCAGTTGTTGCTCGTTAAAGTTTGAGTAGTTATCAAAGAATACATTAGTCGCCATGCTTTATCCAATATAATTATAATTGAGAGGTTGTAAACTAGTTACTGCTTCTTCTTCCATACGCATTCTGTCTTCTCTAGCCTCTGCAAGAATTTGTTCGCCATTAAATGCAACACCACCGACTAATTGCATTCCACTAAATTTTGTTAAATTAAGTCCCCATTGTTCGCGAACAAGAGCAGAAGAATAATTTTGTAACCATCTGTCGGTCCATACATCTGAATATGTATCTGAATCTATAACATCATAAGCTTCAATAATAATATAATTTCCTACCGTCATGGCAGTCGAGCCATCAATGAATAATTTATTTACATGTTTATTATAACGAATCATTGGTTTACCTACAAGCATTTCTTGTAAGAATTCCATATGTTGCATTGCCATATAATAATTTGTAATATTATAGCCGGTTATATCTTCAAGGTTGTTTAATACGAATTGATACTGAACATTAAAAATACCACTTCCTGTGGAAATACTTGTATTTAAATTAAAGATCCCGGATATGCCTAAAAGTTGCGAAGGTAGCGTTACATAACCATTGTCGATATCATCTTGTGTAATCTGATGTTTTAAATAAACTAATTGGCTGCCATTATAGTGATAATCTCTCCAAAAATCAATTGCCTCATCTATACGGTCATCAACTTGCTCGTCGGCAACATTGATTTGTATGACCGGAGCTCCAAGTTTTCTTAGAATCCAATCTTTAAATTCTTCTCTTGTTGTTGGTTGTGCCATTAGTTTATTCTCTCTTATTTATTACGTAAACACGCAAGTTGCAACTTGACCAACTGCGGGGAATGGATTCTGCGCACCAGTTAGATCTGCGGGGCTGTTTATTACCCAAGTCCAATATGTATCGCCTGCTGAGTTAGCTTGATAATTTGCATCTGTTCTAGCATAAGCTGTTCCATTTACAGTTAAAGTAGTCCATCCACTATTTGCCCGGCTTGCTCCATCAATTCTCAGTCCTAGCAACGAAATGCCGTAAACATTATTCCAAGTATAGAAAAGTTCTACAATTGATGCACCACTATAAAGATTACTTGTACCATCAGAGATAGACCCATCAGTATCATAGGTGTTGTCAAAGAAACCTCTGTAATTGCTTGTGTTTGCTGGTAAACCACTACCACCTGCAAAAGCTTGAGAGTGATTCCCAACTGTAACTGCTTGACTATCTAAATTGTTTGATCCAGCTGTTACTGCGCCAGCGCTAGCAATAATATTTAAAACGTGTGAAAGTGCCATTATGCTGTCCCTATCCAGAATAATCTATAGTAGCCTGTTGCCACTATGTTTGATCCGTTTGATGTTGTCGAAATTTCTGCTTTTAAGACACCGTTTTTATCACCATATCCAGTTGGATCGGCAGGGTCATTCCAGTAAAAATATCGGTCTGTAGTAAGCGCTAGCCATGAATTTATTGTCGAGCTCGAGGAACTAGACAAATTTTGTCCAGAGTAGTTGGAGCATCGAATATAATATGTAGTTGATGGTGTAATGTTATTCCAGGTTGAGGTTGAGTGTAACGCAAATCCACTAGCTGGGTTGTTACCACCACCATCCCACGTGTATACATTCCCGTCGGCGTCAAACTTCCAACCCCCAATCATAGGCGCTGTATCAGCAAAACAAGTATGAGATACTGGACTTCCAGTAGTTCCTTCTAACGAAATGGCTTCTGATGGGCCGGGTGACGATGTTGAGCCGTAACCTACCGCAGTTGCTGTCTGATACGTGTCTCTAGATATAATTGTAATTTGCCAATACCTATGACCGGACCAAGTTGGTTCTCCACCATTCCAAGTAATAGATGATGGAAATGTTGGCACATACGGAGTAGTACCCGTGTCTAATAAAACCGCAGTTGTTCTACCTTCCGCGTCACCAGATATAGTAAATGTTTGGTTTGCAGTCATAATACACGACTGTATGCCAGCAGTAAAGCTAATGGCATTAGTTATAACTGACGCGGAAGAATGCAGGTCACCATGTTGTCCAGTAGTCGACTCTATATTGAGAAATGCTTTTCCATCTGATATTACTGTTGTTCCTGCTATTTTAATCGCCACTGTATGCCCCTTTTGCGTAATTACCACTCACAAGTATACGCTCTCCAAATTGATTATGTTCATGTCCACCTGATTTATACACTGCAAATTGTCCTGATGTTGTTTCAATATAAACCGTATCAGTATCTTGAGATGTATATTCTTTAATACCTGCATAATTAGGAGGAGTTACCCATTCACCTTTTATTTTCATTGGGTGATCGTTTGTAATTTCTAACCAACCATCAACTGTGTAATAACCTTCACGTAGATGATCTTTATTAATCGCAGTAACTTGCGTGTATTGTCCTATGCTAAGTTTAGATTTTCCATCTGGGTCGGTGCGCATATTACCGTCAACAATCCAATCACCAACTTCAAGATCGTAAACTCTTGTTAGACCTTGGCCTTGAACAAATACTAACATATCATTTGTTAGACATGTATTGCCAACACCAGCACCGAAAAACATAGCTGTTAGCTCTTGGTTCGCGGTATCGAGTACGGAATTTGTTGATGCATTACGTATTGAAACAGTACCATCCAACCTGCCAATTGTATCACCGACTGTTCCTGTTTCTACGGTCCAAGTTCTTGCGGCACTTAAACTTAACCAAGTATTATTACCAGCATTAGCAGTGACACTCGCGCCACCGGAAAGAGACTGCGTGAAGTTAAAATTAACTTCATACTGTGAACCAGTGACTCCAGATCCCCATGAAGAAGTTCCGGTTTGTGTTGGACTGCTTGCA